CAAGGCAATTTCTACGCGGGAACCGGATCTTGATCCGAGCTTCACGCATAGTAGCAACTACCACGGCTGCGAACAGCAGCGTCTGCAATGGGAACGTAAAACCGTTACCCATCGTAGACACCATATGGAGCTCAACCGGTTTGCCGTATATACGACTCACCGGAGATCGGAACGTGTTTAACCAGGAGTAAAGACCCCTGGGGAGTACGTCTTTGATCATTTTAATTGATAGCGAGTCGGAAGCTGATTCGAGGTCAATCGTTCCAAACGATTGTTCGACACTCCCTATTCTCGCGAGCTCTCGGTTCTTGTCGGGCTGGATGCCCAGATCTATCCCTGTCTTCTCTCGAAGACAGTCTTCAATCCAAGAACCTAAACCAAGCTGAAAAACCATGTTAATGGTGGGCTCGGTGCATATGGTACGCTTGATAGCGTTTGTCTTAGGGACAAAGGACAATGTGTTACCTTCGACCGTGACATACTTTCCGTGACTGGATTGGCGGAAATCTTCCGCAGATTCCCAGCGCGGGCAAGACGTCACATACTGTCGATAGACAGTATATAGGTACTCTTTGGTACAACTCAAAGGAGAGTCAAACAACTTCGTATAGAAGTCATTCCCTCTGGCCTTTAGAGAAGCCCCTGGGCCGGTCCTACCCCTGTCAAGGATAGAACCGAAGGTTAAAGAACCCAGGTCAGACTCATCATACCATCTCTGTAAAGTCTCCCGAAGGAGGGACAGAAACGATAAATCAGAGTCAGTCAAAGAACCCCACGAGAAAGTCCTGCAGCGATCATTGATCACTGAGAATTTAGCAAGGGCTTTGGCCTCCGCATCCGGAGCCTCCATATCTACAAATTTCTTGTAGAACGAAGACTTTAGCGCAGAAGCCGCCGCAACCTGCCAATCGAGCAGCTTGTAGGCCGCTAGATCTTCTAGGTCGGTCTGAAGATTGGATAAAAGAGCATCAGGGTTAATACCCATAAGGTTCTCCCAATTACGGTACATACTACTTGAAGCTGTAGGGATACTCCAGCCATTCGTCTGAAAGACGCTGGTTGATAAGTGCCCTAATCTGCTCGATGTCCGATTGCTCGGACTCGGCATCCCGAGCCGGCTCCGCCTGGGTAGGCGGAACCGACAAGAGTAGTCCTCCAAACTCCGCCCCCATAGATTCCAGGAGCGCAATTTCCGCTACCATATCGCCTACTAGCGCCGTTTCCGGCGGTTGGAAGGTGATCGTATAAGTGCTAAAGGACCTGTCACCTTCGATGGTGACTTCCTCCACACACGAAACGAGATACCAGTCCGCGTCGCGAGACAAAGACTGGTCGATATGGTTCCATATCTCAGGTGAAACCTGAGATGAATTAACGGTAAATTGAACATCGACATTGCTCTTAAAAAGCATGTTGTAGCTCCTAATAACCCATAGGGAAAAGAACGGAGTGGCGTCAGATGATGGCGTTGATGACCATGTCACCAAAACCAGCACTCTGCTGCCAGAGACCCCCAAACATGAGGGACGTACCGGCCCGCACATCGACAGGATTGGCCAAATCGGCCCCAGCAGGGACGCTTTGCACATACGTGCACAGCATCGTCTGCGGGTTCTGTCCGACCAATGGAATCACGCCCTTTCGGACGCGACACTTATAGTCGTTGCGCGGGACATTGCCGACAACCCCAGTCACCGGATTCGCGATCGGCGCCAAACGAACAGTCGTCGGGCGTTCGAACGTGATGGTGAAGGGGTCTGAACCGCTGTGCAAGCGAGGGGTGTTACCCGCCCCGCCCACCCCGGTAACGGCCCATTGCTTGCCGTTAGTACCAGGAGCGGTGTCGACTGCCACCGTATAGGTGGGTGAGGTAAAACCTGTCTGGGGACCACCCGTGACAGGCGTAGTAAGGGCGATAGACATGAGTACAAGACTCCATAAGGGGTTAAGGAAAGTACGCTAAGCCCGCCGCATAAACGCAAGAGCGCCTATGTTCATCCACTTGTTCGAAGAGCCAGGGATCTCAAGCACCACACGTGGTAGCCCAAGTTCCTCAGCACTCCGTTCAAATGAACAGGCATAAGACTTAACGTATATAGGAGAACCAGACCATCCTTGTATCTTGACGTTCGCCAGTCCCCCGTTCGTAGGCACTCGCATCGACCCCGTCGTCTCAAATTCTTTGAGACTCCGGACGGTACGGTTATGCCATGCGATACGGGAAACCGGAAAACTCCAAGCAGAGATTACATCACCAAGGTTGGTAAAGTAATCTACCAAGAACGAGTAAGGAATCAAGTTCCATATTGTAGGCACAAACTGCTCGGGTGAAAACCCAAGCAACTCACGCTTCATTAATAGAGGGTTCTCAACACTCACTCTGACTTGACCTATGTAGCGGCACTG